CCCTTGTTATTAAAAGAGCCGCAGGTGGAAATGGTGTTCAAACAGAATGGCAAGCAAGCAATGGCGCACAAGAAGCAATGGTTTCTTATGGTCAATTTAATGCTATCTCCTATACAACATTTGGAGGTACAGGTGGAGTAGGAACCCCAGCGGTGGGAATTAGATCAATCCCTGCATCGGCGGTAATTGGATATGTATCAAGAGGTGCAATCAATCAGGCGGCAGATTTATTTCAATTTCAAAATTCTAATGCATCTGCTATTGCTGTATTTAACGCATCAGGTCAATTAATTCTAGGCTCATTTGGAGCCTCTACAACTACAATTGGTTCCACCGGATTTCCCGGAAGTGCATATTTAACTATTTATCAAAATGCATCAGCAAATGCTGGAATTATAATTAGAAGAAACAATTCAAATTCAAATGCAGGTATGATTGAATTTCAAGATCAAAGTGGGGGTATAACAGGTCTAATAGGTTCATTTGGGCAGGTAAACTTTAGAAATTCAGGAAATAATGCTAATCAGGCAACTATGACACTGGGAATAGGAACGAATAATATATTTAGAAACCTAGTTTTAGTTAGTCAAACAACAGCAGCATCGGCAGCATTTGAAATTCAATATGGTTCAACAGGTACAGCATCTGCAGTTTTCTCAATAAGCCCATTTGGTCAAATATCTGCAGGATCTGGATATAGTGGAATTTCAACATCTAGCGCAATGATTAGCGTATTCAATACATTCCCAAATGGGCAGGGAATTGTTGTAAGAGGTGCGCCATCACAAACGGCAAACTTACAAGAATGGCAATCAACAACAGCAGCATCAGTAGTAGCAATAGACCCACTCGGCAATATAACAGCATCAGGAAATGTTATTTATAATCAGTCAACAAATGCACAATCTGCTGCTTCATATACATTGGTTATATCAGATTCAGGTAAATTTGTTGAAATGAATAATGCAGCATTAAATTACCTTATTGTTCCGTCAAATGCTAATGTCGGATTTGGAATAGGAGCAAGAATTGATATCATTCAAACAGGAGCAGGAACGACTGTTCTTTCAGCAAGTACAGGAGTAACATTAAACTTTTACTCTCCTACTTCCGCCACATCTGCTTCTTTTTCAGGAAGTTGGGCTGCAGTAACACTATTTAAAAGAGCAATAGATACTTGGGCAGCGATTGGAAATATCAAATAATGATATCATTAGGGATAGTTTCTTCTAGTCAGAAAAAACTTTCAACAATAGGCTCAAATGTTATTACATTTACCACAACCGGAACCTCATCTTGGACTGCTCCCGCTGGAGTACTGGCTGTGGAAATTCTTGTCGTAGGTGGTGGTGGAAGTGGTCAAGGCGGCGGAAATGTAACAAGTCCGGCAACTTCTGACTATGGCGCTGGCGGAGGTGCAGGAGGAGTTGTATATGCCTCTTATTATGCAGTCAACCCGGGTCAAAGTTACACAGTAACTGTCGGAGCAGGTGGTGGTCAGTCAAATCTTGCTGCCACAGGAAACAACGGAAGCAATTCTGTATTTAATAATATTACAGCTATCGGCGGCGGAGGTGGAGCAAATGGCACTTCTGGTGGCTCTGGTGGTGGCGGCGGCTACGAATCCGGCACTGGAGGTGCCGGGGCTTACCCCGCTGGGTTAGGTACATCAGGGCAAGGAAACAACGGTGGATACTTCTCTGGTGCTGGTACAAATGCTAGAGCGGGTGGTGGTGGAGGATCTGGCTCGACTGGAACAGATGCAACAAACGCAGCTAGGTGCGGTAATGGTGGTTTAGGTAGCACCATAACTATTAACAGTGTTCCTTATTCAATTGGTGGTGGTGGAGGTGCAGGAGGAAGCGCTTCGGATACTGCGGGAGTTGGCGTAAACGGTGGAGGAACAGGTGGTTTAAACGCCGCAAACGGAGGATCTGGAACCAGTAACACTGGAGGCGGTGGTGGAGGCGGCGGATATCCTACTGCAGCTAACGGCACTACTAGGGGTGGCGCTGGTGGGTCGGGAATAGTTGTAGTTAGGTATTGATGAATATAAATGTCTTATAATTATAGGGTTCTAGCAGATAATCCGATAGGCTACTGGGATTTAGTTTCTATTACTAGTGGAAGCATTAATGATTTAACAACAAATTCAAATAATGCGCTGGTATCTAGCAATGTCTCTATCTCTACCCCGCCAATAGTCATTAACTCGGGATCAGCTTTAAAAATTTCTTTGCCTACTGCAAGTGTTCAGATTGACAACAAATATGATATATTTAATAATAATTCAAATAGAAAAATATTTGTCATGGAATTTTGGCTATCTTTTAATGGAATCTTTACTGGAAATGGATATGCTACAAATAATACAAGCTCGGGGTACTACAATAATAATCAATTAAATATTATTAAAGCAGTCAATACAAATACTGGATCAACTTTAGCTAGAGTGTATTATGACTATAACACAAATACTTTAAGATATAATGTGCCGGGAAGTAATAATTTAGACTCTCATTACTATATTGAAGATATGGATAAGCCTTTTCACATTGTTGCAACCTATAATAGTGGAAAAATTAATTTATTAATAAATGGTAAAGATTCTACAACAGGATTTGTTAATGATTTTTCTAATATAAAAACAGCTTCTAGCTCATCTCTTGTTAAATTTATTATTGATGGATCTTCTATTAATTCTTTAAATTCATCATCACCATCTTTTATTTTAAATAATCTTGCATTCTATAATTATAATATTGATACAAGTAGATTAAAGAATCATATGCGCTGGGGAATGCTAGATGATGCTCCAAATATTACTTCTACAGTAAATAGTTTAATTGATTATATTAATCCTGTTATTGAGAACAAAGATTATATTCTTTATAAATCTTTTTCAGGAAAAGAATTGTCAAGTTATAAAACAATTTTTAATCTTGTGACCGATAATGCAGGACTAGGGACTCAAATAATTGATAATCTTTTTTATTATAAAAATAACTCTGACTATTATATAAATTCTTCAAGTGGAGTATTTTGGTCTTCTTCTTCTAACTATTTATACTTTAAAGATTTTGGCAAATTTATATATAATAATTTATCTATATTTATGACTGTTTCTTCAAGTGTTGTTTCTTCAAATCAAACATTGTTTTCAATTACAAATGTAAATGGTAGAAACACTTTTTATTTAAAGAAAAATCCTCCTACAAAAACAGGATACTATGCTTACTATTTTGATGAAATGAATGGAAGCAGTATATTTTTTGCTTCATTATCAACAGCAAAATCTTCATTGTCGGTTCCAGAAAGTATAGGTATTTCTTTTGATTCAAATAATATTTATTTATATGGAGAAACAGCCTCTGTAACATCTACTATCCCCGAAACAAATAGATCAACTGGACTACAATTTTCAGCAGCAAGTCAATTAGTAATTGGAGAAAATGCAGCTAACAATTATGCATCTGCAACAATAGATAATACTAGTTTTTATTCCTATTTAGGTTTTTATAACGATGTTATAACTTCTCATGTATCTATGAGTGCTACATATAAAACTAATCCAATGTTTTTGATGCCTTTGATATCAGATACTTCAGTAAATCAGTATGGATATTCTATATATGAAATTGAAACAGGCACACAAATATCTCCGGCTTATGGTTCTTTTATAAAATGGAATACTCCAGATAACTTAACTGCAAAAATTTCCTATGATAATGGTTCTAGCTGGGCAAACCTAACATCTAATTTATATGTTACTAATTATAATCATTCAATACCTCAAGAAAAAATATTATTAAAGTTTGAATTTAATCAAAATTTTTCAGCAAGTAGTCAAATTTTAAGAATGAACAATCTAGAATTTGGACTATACGATGATATATTTATTAATTCAGATGCTTTAAATTATAAATTATCTGTAGCTACATCTTCAGCCTACAACACATATTCTATTAAATCTACAGACAATAAAATAATTCATAGACCTGAGAATTTTGGAATATCTTTTAAGCCAGACGAATTAAATTTTGTTCCCAGTTACGCAATTATATCTACAAACTCTGCATCAAATTATGGTTTAGATTTATGGATGAGAATAGATTCAATTCAAGCTAATGCATCTAATGTTTATTTAATAAATACATCAAGTTATTCTTTATACTATACCGCCTCAAACCCTGTTTTACAATGGGCAAGTGCTACCAACTTAATACCAAATCCCTCTTTTGAAGTTGATACATCATATGTTGGTGGCCTTCCAACAACTCCAATAAGAACCAATGAAATTACTCCCGCATTTGGCTCTTATGTTGGCAAAATAACATCAACTGGTGCGGGAACTATAGGTCCTTACTTTTTTAATAATGATGGTAATAGAATTCCAGTATTGCCAAATAAAATATATACATTTTCAATATATGTAAGAGATGGAAATTCAGGAATACAATACAGACCTTCAATAGAGTTTTATAGTGTTCCAACCGGAGGGACTGCATCCACCACAGCCGGATCACTTTATTCAATTTCAACGGCAAGTTGGACAAGAATTAATGTTGTTGCTACTTCTCCTGCAGGGGCAACATATGCAGCGCCAACCCTATATGGAACTGCAACAGTTGCAAGTCAATATTTTTATTTTGATGCCGCTCAACTAGAGCTAGGATCAAGCCCAACGCAATACAATGATTCATCTCTATTCTTTGTTTATATTAATGGTGCATCAGTTGCCAATAAATCCTTTTTATTAAAACAAAATGAATATTATCATGTAGGCATATCAAATGTATATCCATTATCTGGCAGCATTAACATAAATGGGGGACTTGTTAATAATGGAGTATCAGCTAACGCCAATGCTACATATGGATATTTTTCATTATGGGGAACTGCTCCATCTTCATCTGATATACAAAACAGATATAATATTTTTGTTTCAAATAATACACAAGCAGTAACAATTCAAGATAATAATCAATTTATTCGTACATCTGCATACTATGATACAGCTTCTGCCTTCCAAATTGGTTAATTGATGGTAATTGTTTTGTGAATTGAGTATTAAAATGGTAAAATATAAATATGGGAAAAATGAAGATAACACCAGTCGAAGAAGTGCCCTATGGACTTTATATTTGGCAGACTGCTGGCGGCAAATTAATAATGGACGATGAAGGCCGTCATCTTTCTATTGCCGCTGTCAAGGGTGATATTAAAAGAATTAAAAAATTAAAAGAAGTAGCTTCACATTATGGTTTTCCAGATGGTTCACCCGTATGGTTTTCAGGTCATAGACAAATCAGCGATGAAGAGTGGGAGAATCAAAGACAAAGACTTGAATGGGGTCTTGTCCCAGACGAGCATGATCTTCCGGCCCTTGAAGAAGACATGAAACAGAAAATGAGGCAGGGAATTGTCTAATCTAACAATTGCAGATGACTTTGATGATGAGGAAACTGGTCAAGTAATAAAGATTAAAGCTGCATCAGATTTTTTTTCTACAAAAATGGAAGCATCTTATGAAGATCCATTTACTAAATCCTGGGATGAATTACAAGATCTTGAAGGCTTGAGCGCAAACTTTAAAAGAAGAACAGCTCGCCTAGCAAAATCATTTACTGGAATTGATGATTCAAAATCTAAAAAACTTGATCCACTTGACCTTACAGGATATTCGCTTTTTCAAATTGTTCAACCTCCCTATAATGTTTTATATCTTGCTCAACTTTTTGACATTTCTCCATTCCATCACGCCGCAGTTAATGCAAAAGTGGCAAATGTTGTTTCGCTCGGATATAACTTTGAAGAAACTCAAAAAACTCTTGACAAAATTGAAGATGCAATGGAAGATGATAAAAAGCTTGATGCTTTGAGACGAAAAGTTGCGCGGGGCAAAAGAGACTTACAAGATTACCTAGAATCTATGAACTCGGATGACACCTTCTTGGAGACAATGAAGAAAATTTATACAGACTATGAAACAACCGGAAATGCCTATTTGGAAATCGGTAGAACCTCCTCTGGGAAGATAGGCTATTTAGGTCATATTCCAACAATTACTATGCGTATTCGCAGACATAGAGACGGATTTGTTCAGGTTGTTTATAACCGCTATACATATTTTAGAAATTATGGAGATTCTACAACTGAAGATCAAGTTGGTACAGATCCCCGTCCAAACGAAGTGATTCATTTCAAGAAATATGCTCCAACAAATACATACTATGGGATTCCAGATATTCTTTCTGCTAAAAATGCAATTGCTGGTGATGAATTTGCCTCAAGATATAACCTAGACTATTTTGAAAATAAAGCTGTTCCAAGATATATTATTACTGTTAAGGGCGCAAGGCTTAATGCTGATTCAGAGCGCAAACTTCTTGAGTTCTTCCAGACTGGACTCAGAGGAAGAAATCACCGATCTTTATATATCCCCCTTCCCTCTGATGGAGAGAACAGTCGTGTAGAATTTAAGATGGAGGCAGTTGAAGCGGGAGTACAAGATGCATCCTTTAAAGACTATACCATTGAGAATCGTGATCGTATTCTTCTTGCTCATAGAGTACCTATTTCAAAGATTGGTACCCCCCAGGGAGTATCCTTGGCAAATGCAAAAGATGCGGATAAAACATTCAGAGAACAGGTTTGTAAGCCTGCTCAGCAGTACTTGGAAGAAAGAATCAATAAATTTATTAAAGAGTTTACAGATGCATTTGAATTAAAATTTGATGAACTTATTCTTACAGATGAAGAAACACAGAGTAGAATTGATGATGTTTATCTTCGCAATCAAGTTATTGTTCCTAACGATGTAAGAATGAGAAAGAAGCTTCCTGCTCGCAAGGGTGGAGATGATCCAGTAATTCTTAAACCACAGCAGCAATCAGAGCAAACTGCACAGGCTACTCAAAGCAGAACAAGGGATCAAAAAAGACAAGTAAATGCTCCTGATAAAATGGGAACTTCAAGAAATCCCAAAGGTGAAGGAAGAACACAAGATTAATTTAGTAGTTGATTTTGTATTAATCAAGAAAGTTGATATTATTCTATAATATGAGTATTCAAAAGGTTTCATGGAACAATAGTGATGATAGAGTTTATCTTTCACTTCCATTTGCTAAAGTAGATAAAGAGAAGCGTACAGTCTCAGGATTCGCTACGCTAGATAACCTTGATAAGCATGGCGATATTGTTACTGCCGATGCAAGTCAAATCGCATTTGATAAGTTTCGCGGTAACCTTAGAGAAATGCATCAACCTATTGCGGTTGGCAAGGTAGTATCATTTACCACGCAGGACTTTTTTGATAAAGCAGCAGGTAGGAATTACAAAGGCGTTTTTGTTAATGCCTACATCTCAAAAGGTGCCGAAGATACCTGGCAGAAAGTTTTGGATGGAACTCTTACAGGCTTTTCAATCGGTGGAGACATTGTTCAATCATCAATGGAGCCTGATGAAGAGAATGTAGACGAAAATAGAAGAGTTATCAAGGAATACAATTTGATGGAGTTGAGTCTTGTAGATAATCCCGCCAATCCATTAGCTAATATTTTTTCTATTCAAAAAGTTGGAGGAAATCCGATTTTTAAGGGGATGGCTACAGAAATTGAGTTGGAAAACATCTTCTGGTGCGGAACAGACGAGATTGCGTCTTCTCATTCTGGAGAGGAAAAGAGTTGCGTCATTTGCAATGACTCAATGGAAAACATCGGATGGGTTGAAAAGAATGATTTTGAAAAGTATGAGTCTATTGAAAAAGTGGTGGACAATTACTTAAAGAAAGATGATGCCCCTGGACCTTCACATGGTCCTGACAATATTGCAGGAGAATCTCCTGCAAGTCCTATTAATACGGACCAAACATTAAACTTGTATCCAGATCAGAATTCGATTGGTGTTACAAAAGGTGGAATTTCAGTAGGGTCTTTTGTCACATGGTCATCAAGTGGCGGCAAGGCTTATGGAAAAGTAAAAAAGATAGTAAAAAGTGGAACTGTTAGTGTTCCCGGATCTTCCTTCAAGCTTAATGCAAGTGAAGATGATCCAGTTGCACTGATTACTATTTATAAGAAAACAGATAAAGGTTTTGCTCCTACAGACACAGTTGTGGGGCATAAGCTTGACACTCTAAAAATAGCAAAGAAAAAGTCAAGCAAAATTAATAAAATTAATAAGGAAGGAGGGACAGAAATGGAAAATACCCCTGATGAACTAGAGACGGTTGAAGAATTTGATACAACAGATGAAGTTACAGAAACAACAGAAGAGCTTGAAAAAGCAGTTGTTTCTGAGGTTCAGGAAGATGATCTTGACTTCACAAAGATGATTACAGATCTTAAGAACTTTTTTGGAGCGGCACTTGAGAAAAGTGCAGAAGCCCAAAAAGAAATTAATAACAAGGTTGAGGGTAAGATTGAGAAATCATCTGACAAATTGAAGAGTAAGATTGAAGATTTGAAGGTTGACTACTCATCCCTCCTAGAAAAAAATACTGCTTTAGAAGCAGAAATCAAAGATTTGAAGAAATCTCTTGCAGATACAGCTGTAGCACTAGACAGTTATGTCAGTGATACAGCTGTAAAGAAGTCTGGCGAAGTAGAGCAAGCAGCAGAGATGAAACTTCAAAAAAGTATATGGCAAGGACACTTCCTCGGTGTTTCAGACCTATAAATAAAAAATCTAAAAAAGAAAGAAGGTGAAATAAAATATGAGTAATGAACTACTACAAAAAGTTATTGATACAACTAACCTAGGTCAGAATGCTGGTGCATCAAATGCTATGTCAGGAGATACTGCAGTATATAGCGGTGTCGGTCTACTTTACCCAGATCAGGCTAACAGATTCCTTGATTACATGTGGGACGCTACAATCCTTGCTAAGACAGCTCGTACAATCCGTATGCGCTCAAACACAACAGAGATTGATCGTGTTGCTGTAAACCAGAGAATTATGACAGTCGCAACAGAAGACTTGCCAACAGATTACACAAACTCTGCAGGTACAGGATTCTCATCAAGAGGTGCAACATTTGCCAAGGTTTCCTTGACAACTCGTAAGCTCCGTCTTGACTGGGAACTCTCAGCTGAGTCCCTTGAGGACAACATTGAGGGTCCAGATCTAGAGGACCACATTGCACGTTTGATGGCTACACAGGCAGGTAACGATGTTGAGGATGTTCTAATCAACGGTGATGGTACTTCTTCCGGTCTAATGGGTGCATTCAAGGGCTTCCGTCAGCTAGCACTTGACAACGCACACGTTCTTGATGCCGCAGGATATGGTCTTGATAAAGCCGTATTCAACGCAGCAATCAAGCAGCTACCCCGTAAGTACAAGCAGCGCAGAAACCAATTAAGATTCTTCACAGGGTCCAACTTGGTACAGGACTACCTTTACAACCTAACTGCTATGTCACAGACTGGATTTACACCATTCGACATTGCTTCAACCATCGTTCGCGGTGATGTTGCAGCTAACGATGGAGGTCCCGGAACCGTAACACCATTCGCTTTTGGAATTCCAGTCATCAACGTACCTTTGATCGATGAAACAGCAAGAACCGTAGGAGTTGCAGCAGGATCTGCTTCAGCTAACAACGGTCTCAATGCAGGAGATGTCCACTTGACATTCCCACAGAACTTCATCATCGGTATCAAGCGTGATGTCGTTGTATATCGTTTGTTCCAGCCCAAGAAAGACACAATTGAGTACACACTCTTTATCCGTGTCGGTTGCCAGCTAGAAAACTACGATGCACATGTTATCGTTAAGAACGTTGCAGTCGGTGGTGCCGTAGGTGCCTTTGACACTAAGACAATTGGTGGTATTGGAAACTTTGGTGCTTCTGCTACAGCAAGCATCACAGCTCCTGTTATCCCAACTGCTTCCTTCTCCAACGCAACATCAACCAACACATCTACCGCTTCTGGTACAAATATTGCCAGAACAACATACTAAGATTAGTATGCATGAGCAAGCAAGGAGAGCTAAATGCTCTCCTTGCTTGTTTTCTGATATAATTTATTTATATTGAAAGGAATATAAAATGTCTTTTGACTCATTAACACTTATAGATTTAAAGAAAATTGCGGAAGAATTTGGAGTTGATTCTCCAGTAAAGATTACTAAGAAAGCTCTTATTGAAATATTGAACGAAGAAGGCGTGACTTATGAAATATACTCACACTTTGATAAAATAGAAAAAGATACAAATGAATTAGAAAAGGAGAATGAACCAGTGCAAGCTAACTTTTATTTAAATCAATCAGCTGCTCAGCAGGTTGAGCAGAACAAGGTTCTCGTCAAGATGGAGAGAAAAAATGCAAGTTATATGGTTGGAAGATACAACTTCACTCAGGAACACCCATATGTTGCTATGCCCGTTTGGGACGCGCAGTATATCTTTGACTCTGAAACAGGGTTCAGACTAGCAAATCCCGGAGAAGTTCAGCAGTATTATTCTTAAAATGGAGGCGAGACTAGTTGTTAGAAATTCACAGAGGTAGTACGCAAAATATCGAATATTTTATATACGATAAGAACGGAAATCTCTCAAATGCAGATTCATCCGTATTAGTCAATATTGTTGATACTAATAGCGGAACTGTTTTACTCACAGGCGGGGTTGCCACTAATGACCCCGCCTTGGGTCTTTATACATTTAATATAACACCAACATATACCGGACCAGCAGATACCGTTCTAAGGGTAGACTGGAATTATTCAATTAATTCTTCATCTACCTCTCAATCACAATATTACAATGTAGTAACTCCTTACGCAACAGTAAGTGATGTGATGACATTTAATGGATACGGCGGTAGACCACAAGATCCAAACTATAAGTCTGAAGAGCAAATTGTATATGCTGAGCAAATTGCAAGAATGCAGATTAATAATTATACAAGTCAGACATTTGGCAAGAGATATGGAAGTCAGGAAGTATTCGGAATCGGATCAGATGCCCTTGAATTAACTGAAAGAATATTAAATATTTATAAAATTTATGGCAATGGCACTCTAATCATTGATAATTCAGCAACCCCTGGAACAGATACTGTTAGCGCATCATATAATATCGCCAATTGGCAGGCTGAAATAACTCCAACGGGTAAGGCAATAAGAGTAATGAATAATCAATGGGATGTTCGTTATGATAACCAAGTTGACCCAACAGTGCTATTTTATGGACAATTTAGAAAAAACGAAAGATATGCAGTTGAAGGTTACATCGGATACGACTATGTTCCTCAAGACATTAAACTTTGTACTATGATTCTTGCAGGCGATTTATTGTCTCAGGATGCTTCGTGGAGAAACAAGTATTTAACAGAGGTTAAATTGAGCGAAACATCATTTAAATTAGGTAAGGGAGCCTTTAACGGGACGGGAAACGTTATTGTAGATTCTATCCTTGACTCATATCGTAATATTGGGATTGTGTTGATATAATGTTTCGATCATTTGCTTCTTCTTATATGAACATGAGAGCAGATGTTTATATTCAAAAAAATGTTCAAACTGATAGTGGACATATTTCTAGAGCCTGGGTATACCACAAGACCTTATGGTGCAAAGCAGAAGCTGTTAGTACAATGAAAGCTACAAAACTTATAAATCAAAGCGTTGAAGGTTTTCTTGATCAAATAGTTGTTAAATTAAAAACCATAGAACCTATTTCTCACCGCTGGAGAATAACTAATGTAAAATCAAATGACAATCAAATTGTTTTTCCTGAAATGGACAAAATTGAGCCAGAAAGCACAATTTTTGATGTTAGACAATCGCATGCCGTAGTAGACCCATTTGGAAGAATCTCTTATCATGAAACTCTTCTCAAAAGAACGGTGGTGCAAGAAAATGATATCTATTCAAATTGATCCCCGCACACAAAATTATTTAAAGAAAATGGTTGAAGAGAAAATTGTGGGAATGAAACAAATTAATACTCAAAAAAATATGTCTCAAATAGCAAAAGCTGTATTTACTATAGCCACAAAAGATTTTATAAAATCAGTTAATGCCAAGGCAAGGGCAGACAAAGGCTTTTCCCACATGTATGAATGGGGTGGGGCAGGAGTAAATGCCAGAAGATTGTTCTTAATGACAAGAAAATCTATTGGCGGTGGCAGACTTGTTATTACAACTAAATATTTAAATTCAGAAAAACCAGTTCCAATCAAGCCAGAACTTAAGATTCCAGGACCAACGGGAAAATCAGTAAAATCAAAACATATCTTTAAAAATAAAGCCAAGGTCATGGAAGAGGGACAAAGAGTTGTTATTGTTTCTAGAAAAACTATGGTTTTCCCTGTAGATGGGACCTTAAGATTTGTTCCGCCAGGACATCAAATTGTTGTAGAGAATCCGGGAGGGAAAGAGGCAAAACACCACTTTACCAGATATATGGAAGAATGGTATTCACGGTCTACAGATTCTTCAGTAGAAAAATCTAGGCTTGTAGAGAAAATACAAAAAACAGTTGCTAAAGCTTTAAATCAGCAAAAAATATCTGCTGCTGATGTCTCAGTAATTGTAAAAAATATCTCTGAGCAATATAGCAAGAATAAGGTGGTAATGTGACAACTATTTATGAACCGCTGGCTTCAATAGACATTAAGAACTTTCTTTGGTATGCATTGCAAAGTTCAGGATTTTTGGACCCAAATGATTATATTGCAGATGGCTTTGATACTCCTCTTGTCCCTATTATTCCTTCTCAGCAAGTTCCAGAATTTAATAATTTACTTCCTGGAAAACCCTATCTATATTATGATTATGATGTATTGCCCTACAATGAAAATTGGTGGGTAACAGAAGAAACAATGAACATTTATGTAGTTAGTGCAAACTTTGACTTTATTAATAAATTAAATAATTTTTTTACAGACTTACTCCGTAGACATGATGAAACAGCACTATTAATTAATCACTACTTTGGAGAGAAAAATCTACACAAATTTCATTATGTAAAAATTAATTCAATTATGTCTCCAAAACCTTTTATTACTGAAGGCGGTCTCATAGGTGGAGAAATAGTAATTCAATACTCATATAGTCGTTTGACAGATTATTCTAGCAATTTTTCCAATACAACATTTGCATAGTTTTTGATTAAGCTATGATTGTGATATTATTGTTTTTGAGGAAGTGAATTGCCAATTTTCAAAAAGAAAAGAGGTGAAAAATAAAATATGTCTAATGTTAAAAACGTACTGGTCGGTGCCGCTTCAATCTTCGTAAGTAGAGGATACAATGAATTCCGTCCAGCAACATATGTCAAAGCATCTAATTACTCAGGAAATACAGCATCAGCCGTAGGTTGGTCAGATACACAGTCTTCCAGAGGATGGCTTCTAGGAACTGCCGGAGCAAAATGGTGGAGAGATGTCGGTTACACAAATAATGGTCTTGAGGTTACATACACCCCCGGTTACGGAGATGTAGTTGTTGATCAGCTACTTGACGCTGCTCGTTTGTTCAAGCAGTCAGTTCAGGTAACATTGAAAACAGAGCTTGCAGAAGCTACACTTGAGAACATGGCTCTAGCATTTGGTCAGCCAGATCCAGAGTTAATTTTCTCAGGATCAACAGGCTCAATCAATGCTGCTTCAGTTTTGCAGCTTCCAACAGGAGCTTCAGTTGGAGCCGCAAGTGCTGCAAATGCAATTCTAGGACTTGCTGCCGGATCTCTAGGAGATCAGCCAGTAGAAAGATCAATTATTGCAATTGGTCAGGCTCCAGAGCAATTTGGAACAAGCTTGAGAACAGGTACCCAAATCTATACTGATCCCACACTTGGAACAACAGGATCTTCAGCTCTAGCTACATTTTCAGGTGCAGCATCAGCAAACGTAGGTACAGCATCTTCAGGAGCGCTGGCCTTTAGCAATAACGAAGCAACTGCTTATGGCAGCCTTCGTGAACGCATTTACATCGCCCGCCGTGTTGTACAGATGGAAGCATCTACACACACACTAAAGCGTGATGCAGGTGTTACTTTCCCAGTCACATTCCGTTGTCTTCCAGATGACAATGATGTCTATGATGGTGCCGAATACGGTGTTGTTATTGACCGTGTTTACACACAGCTCTAATCTATTTTTTAGACTAGACATAGAAGCCCTCTTAGCGAGGGCTTTTATGTTTTAATATCTTATTCTGATATAATTTAGAAAGACAAATAGGAGGTATCGTGGCTAATACAGTTTACGAAACATTAGAAATTAGATTATCAAATGGTGAAGATGTCATCATTAAGCCATTATCAATTAAAAATTTAAAAAAGTTTATGGAAATTATGAAAAAACTAGATTCAGATGATGCTACATCAGAAGAATACGCGATGGACGTATTTATTGAGGGAGGCATTCTTTGTTTTGAACAATTTAAGCCTGAGCTTGCTAGTAGAGAAATTTTTGAAGATATTATAGAAATTCCAACTTTAATGAAAATTCTTGAAATTGCTGGAGGTATTAAGCTTAATGACCCAAATCCACTAGCGGCGAGTCTAGATGGGATGATTTAGATCTAGTCGCTTTAGAATCAGAAGTTTTTCTTCTGGGTCATTGGAAAAATTATGAAGACCTTGAATCAAATTTGTGCATTGAAGAACTTGTCCTTACCCTCAATGCAATTAGAGAAAAAGAAGATAGAGATAGAAAGTTTCTTGCAGCAATTCAAGGAATCGATCTGGAAGCAGAAAAAGCAAGTAGATCAGAAGATATCACAAGCATTAAGGGCGGGAAAGCTGCTAAAGAAGGTTTTGGTATCGGAATGGGGCTGGGGCACGTTGTCCAAGGCGAGTAACATCATATGAGTTCAATTGTAAATATTAGTGTAGTAGGTACAGCGAACTTTTCTAAAATTTATGCTGAATTAGCTAAATTAAATACAGCCATGTCTGTTATGTCTAGTAAGGCAATTACAAAAGATCTTGCATCTGGCCTGAAAGTAGCTGAAAATCAATTCTTAAGAAATGTTACAGCTATTAGAGGTGTAACCTCTGAAACTGTTAGGCTTCAATCCTCAACTGATAGACTAACTAAATCTTTAGTTCAAGGAAAATTCAAACTTAATGAATATATGAATGTTTGGCGCGGACAAAAAGATATGGTGTCAAAGCTTGAATCTATTGCCGCCGCGCAAGCAAAAGTTTCAAAATCTTTAGTTATTCCATCTACAACCAGACAGGGATATGCTCATCTTATAGAGGGAATTAATAAAACTGGAATTGCAATTGAGCAGGCTGCAATTAAACAAAGAATCATGAATACTGCCATGAGAGATGGCACAACATCTCTTCTAAATTTTGGTAAAAATACTCAATGGGCAGGTCGCCAGCTAACTGCAGGTTTGACAATGCCCATTGCAATGCTCAGCGGGGCCATTGCAAAAATGTTTTATGAGCTTGATCATGAATTAACAAGATTGCAAAGAGTATATGGTGTTGGAGTAACCCAAGCAACAGATGCACAATTAAATCAAATTAAAAGTCAGGTTCAGACTTTGGGTAAAGAAATGTCCCGCTCATTAGGAATGTCTTCAAAAGATGTCGCATCACTTGCAGCTGATTTTGCAACTGCAGGTCTTCAGGGACAAGCCCTAATTGAGTCTACTAGACAAGCTGCCAAAATGATGGTGCTTGGTGAAGTTGATAAACAAGAAGCTATTAAAGCTACCATTTCTTTGCAAAACACTTATAAATTAAGTAACGCAGGTTTGTCAGAATCTGTTAACTTCTTTAACGCTGCTCAAGATGCTACATCTGTAAATATGAAAGATCTCATTGATTCTATTCCAAGAGTTGGACCAGTTATGGCGAACTTGGGAGGAAGCTATAAAGATACTACTGCTCTTCTTGTCGCCATGAAAGAAGGAGGAGTGGGTGCTGCAGAAGGTGCTAACGCATTAAAGAACTCTCTAGGTAGATTGATTAATCCAACCCAGGCAGCCCAAAAAATGCTTTCAGGATATGGAATCAATCTTGA